CCGTATAGGCGAGATTACCTACGGCTTTGCTTCTCAGAAGTTCTCAGGTGGAGCAACCACTAAAGACATCTGGGGCGGCGCTGAATTCGGTTCTAATAAGTTTAAGCAGTTCCCCGTATGGTCAGGCCGTGAAGGCCGTGGCTCTAAGGGTTGGTTTATCTATCCAACTTTGCGCAAGATTCAACCGCAGATAGTAGCAAGATGGACCGAATCATTCGATAAGATTCTGAAGGAGTGGGGCTAATGGCTACAGGTACTAGAGCATTAACGCTTAAACTCCTTGCTGACGTCGATAACTTTACAAAGAATCTAGACAAAGCCGATAAAGATGTCTCAACATTTGGTGACAAAGTTTCAGACTTTGGCAAAAAGGCTGGTCTTGCTTTTGCTGCCGCAGGAGCAGCAGCAGTTGCCTACGCTGGTAAGTTGGCTATCGATGGAGTTAAGGCAGCAATCGAAGATGCAGCCGCTCAGACTAAACTCGCTCTTACTCTTAAAAATGTAACCGGGGCAACAGATGCTCAAATAGCGGCTACTGAAAATTATATAACAAAGACATCCCTCGCCTTTGGCGTTACCGATGATGATTTACGTCCATCTTTAGAACGCCTTGCAAGGGCTACTGGAGACGTTGAAAAGGCTCAGAAACTCCAGGCAGTTGCGCTAGACGTCTCGGCTGGAAGTGGCAAGTCACTTGAGGCAGTCACTAATGCAATGGCAAAGGCCGCCGAAGGCAATACTGCCGCTCTTGGTAAGTTGGGAATTGGTTTAACTTCTACCCAACTTAAGACCATGAGCATGGACCAAATAACCGCTCAACTTGCTAGCACCTTTGAGAACCAGGCTTCTGCCAAGGCAGATACATTTCAAGGCAAATTAACGCGCCTTCAAATTGCTTTCGATGAAGGTAAGGAAACAGTAGGTTCTTATATTCTTACTGCCATTACTCCGATGGTTGAACTTATTGTAAATAAAGTAATTCCTGCAATTCAGGATTTTACAGATAACCTTGGCGAAAAACTTGCTCCGGTAATGAAGATTATTAAGCCAATCATCGATGGACTTAAATCAGCATTTAATGCAGTTAAGGATTCGCTGGCTGAAAATAATGATGAACTTCAGCCTTTCTTTGGTTTTATGAAGGCTATCTATAACTTTGCCAAAGACTATCTGGCGCCAGCAATCGGCGAAACCCTTGGCTTTGCTTTCAAGGCTTTAGGTAAAATCATTTCAGGCATAATCGACCAGTTCTCTAATGTAGTTTCATTAATTACAAGTATCTATAACAAGATTAAGGGCATGATTGACTTAATCAAGGGGGCTGGCTCATTTGTAGGAAATCTATTCTCCGGGGCTTCTTATTCTACGCCTTCTAATGGTGGAGCAGAATTCGTAACAGCCTCGGTATCCACAGTTCCCACAATGTCTCAAGATATTATTGACTCAGATAACCGCTTGCGCGCTCGCGCTGGAATTACAAACATTACGGTTAATGGCGCTATAGACTCAGAATCTACTGCTCGCCAGATAGTAGGACTTCTAAACGATTCTTCAGCCCGAGGAACTCTCGGGAGTTCAGGGCTAGTCTTTGCATGACAATCTGGACACCCACCTATAAAATTTTAGTAGATAATCAGGAAGTTACCGATGTAACTATTGCTAATCTAACTATTACTTCAGGCCGTACAGATATTTACGCTCAGCCAGTGGCGGGGTATTGCCAACTTCAACTTATTAATTTAGATAATTCTAGTTATAATTTTACCGTTGGGACTTCACTTACAGTAGAAGTAACCAATTCCTCAGCCGCCTATGTTCCTATCTTTGGCGGCAGTATTTCAGATTTTACTATTGCGGTGAACCGTGCAGGAAGCCTCGGTTTTACAACTAGCGCAACGATTACTGCTTTGGGCGCTTTGGCTAAACTTCCCAAGATTATTGATACTGGAATTCTTTCTAGCGACCAAGATGGCGACCAGATTTACACACTTTTATCAGGATACCTTTTAGGGCAATGGAACGAAGTCCCGGCGGCTCAGACTTGGGCTACTTATAATCCGACAGAGACTTGGGCCAATGCTGTTAATCTTGGGCTTGGGGAAATTGACCGACCTGGCGATTATGAAATGATAGCCCGTTCTTCTAGCGATACAGACCTTTATTCACTTTGCGCTGAAATTGCTAATTCAGCCTTTGGAATTCTTTACGAGGATTCTAACGGGAATATCGGGTATGCCGATTCGACTCATAGGCAGGACTATTTAGCGGCTAATGGTTACACCACTTTAGATGCCAATCATGCAAACGGCATCGGCTTGGCCTCAACTACCCGCGCAGGCGACCTAAGAAACTATTATCATATAAATTATGGCAATACTGGAAGCAATCAATATACAGCCCAAGACACAGCAAGCCAATCAACTTATGGGCTTTATGCAGAATCCTTTACTTCTAGGATTAAAAATACAGCAGACGCAGAATCTTTGGCTAACCGTTATATCGCTCTTAGGGCTTATCCCTATGCCAAATTCCAGGCAATTACTTTCGTTCTGGGCAATCCTGAAATTGACGATTCAGACCGCGACGCTTTATTAAACATCTTTATAAACCAGCCAGTCTGGATTCAGAACTTGCCAGGCAATATCAACGATGGGTCATTCCAGGGCTATGTTGAGGGTTGGACCTTCCGAGCAAGCCTAAATAACCTAAGCGTGACTTTTAACGCCACACCAATAAACTTCTCCCAAGTTACTGTAAAATGGGAGCAGGTATCAGCAGCCGAGACTTGGAACACCCTAAGTCCGACCCTCACATGGAATAACGCGATAGGAGCCGTAGCCTAATGGCAACAACTACAACCAACTTTGGCTGGGACATTCCTCAGTCGACTGACTTAGTAAAGGATGGCGCAACAGCCATTGCAGCACTTGGCCAGGATATCGATACAGCCTTTATCGACCTTAAAGGTGGAACAACAGGCCAAGTATTATCCAAGGCCTCTAACACGGATTTAGATTATTCATGGGTTGCTCAAGATGATTCAAACGCAATTCAAAACGCAATCGTTGACGCTAAAGGTGACATTATCACAGCAACGGCAGCAGATACTCCAGCGCGCCTTGCGGTTGGAACAAATGGTTATGTTTTAACAGCAGATTCAACTGCGGCAACTGGAATTAAATGGGCAGCAGGTGGAGCATCATTTCCATGGACAAGTTACACACCAACTCTCACAAATATCACTAAAGGCAATGGGACGGTTACGGCTGCATATCAGCAAATTGACAAGTTAGTTACTGTAAATATCCTTTTCGTAATGGGTTCAACTTCCGCGATGGGCAATAGTCCAAAATTCTCGCTTCCAGTAAATAATGTGGATAGTTATGTGAACAATATCTGCGTTCTTTGGGATAATGGAGTGGCAGTTTATACTGGCTCATGTTATGCCTACGCAAACAATCTAGTTGTTGAATATCTCGACGCATCAGCAACAGCATTGCAATCGGGTGGAATTAGTTCAACAGCACCGTTTACATGGAATGTTAATGACAAAATCTACGCTCAACTAAGTTATCAGGTGGCATAATGTTTACATTTAATTCTTTATTTCCAGACGCAACAGATGAGCAAAAGTGGGAACAGATTAGAATTTGGCGTGACAAACAATTAGTCAAAACTGACTGGACACAAATTGTAGATTCAACTGCCGATAAAACAGCGTGGGCTGAATATCGTCAAACATTAAGAGATTTGCCCAATCAGGGTGGAAACCCAGAAGAAGCAAAATTTCCAACTGAGCCAAAATAATTTGGTATGACTCCAAAATTATGCAAAGCAGGAAAGCAACTCAGAGAACAATTTGATGATAGTTTTCCGGACCGAGATAGAGCCAGCGACGGATGGGTCGCAGATGCTCGCCATGTCGCGGGTGGTAAGTCTGACCATATTCCAAGCGCTGATAGCGCAACGGTTAGGGCTATCGACGTTGACCGAGATGTATCTGGTACAGCAAAGCCCGACCTCATGCCAGACATTGCTGACCAGATTCGACTCTGCGCGAAGGCCGGAGATAAAAGAATCTCGTACGTCATATTTAACGGAAGAATCGCATCATCTCGCATGGGCTGGCGCTGGCGAAAGTATTCTGGAAGCAATCCGCATAACCATCATTGCCATATCTCTTTCACTACTAAGGGCGATACAGATGGTTCGTTCTTTAATATACCCATGTTAGGCGGAACTAAATGAATATGAAGAATCCTTATCTAATGAGCATCGGTGCTTTCTTGGCAGTCTGGGGTACTACCTCAAACTTTGCTTTAGACTACCGCGCCATCCTTGGCTCTCTAGTTGCAGGTGTATTTGGATACGCCACTCCTAAAAAATGAGCGCAGTGGATTATGCTGCTTGGGCTGTGGGTGTTGTCACTGTTCTTGGTGGTGTTGCTTCATATACCCAGTTCATGATTAAGCATTACCTGACAGAACTCAAGCCCAACGGAGGCTCAAGTATCAAAGACCAGGTAAATCGTTTAGAAACGCGTGTCGATACCATTATTGAGATGTTAGGTAAGTAACACTTATCTCATGGCAAGGAAACGACCAACCATAGATTTAGATACTTACACGGCCCTAGATGCTTATGCAATAGCGCTTAACGAGTATTACAAATCTTTGCGTAAGGCTGGCTTCTCAGAGACTCATGCTTTCTGGATTCTAGGGGACCGTGATTCCTTTCCTGATTGGATTATCCCTAATTTACCTAATCGAATCGACAATATCCCCTATGAGGACGACGACGAGGACTAAATGACAATAAAAAGAATTGCTTGGATTTCAGATATTCAGGCACCTTTTTTTCATGAAGCAGCAGTCAAAAATCTTGGAAAGTTTCTAAAGGCCTACAAGCCGCACCAAACCATCTGCATTGGCGACGAAATCGACCTACCGCAACTTGGGGGTTTTGCCCAGCCTTGGCAAGAAGTAGAAGGCAACATCGACGAAGACCGTAAACTCACTTTAGAGATTCTGGAATATCTGGGTGTTACCGATGTTGTAGGGTCTAACCACGGCGCTCGAGTTTATAAGTCTTTATC